GAGTGGAAGAGGAGGACCTGCATACTTTGGTTCTAAAACAGCTTGGTGTTTGGTTTGGGATGCCGATCACAGCGGCAATCGTTGTAGCAATGATTGTGATTGGCTATTTTCTTCAAAGTGTTTCTGCTGAAATCTCAGCTTATATTGGCTGCGGAGCCTTGATGCGGCAAATAGGTATCATTGTCGGGATTTTCGCTTTGCTGCTGAGCTGCTACTTTCTCAGTACATGGCTGCTGTTCCAGCGTTCGATTCGCAGCAACTCCGATAGCGTAAGGTGATGGGAGGAAGATATGTACTGGAAGTTAGCAATTCAAAATATCCGCAGAAGCCTGCGAGATTATATCATTTACTTTGTGACACTTACCTTTACGGCGCTCTGTGATGTCCTTCTATTTAGGGATGAGCTGTTCTATTATGAGAGCTTCGGTCTGTTTGCTGTTCTAATTCTGGTTCAGTTGGCAGCGACTGGAGTAGCAAGATCAGCTGCAAATGCTCCGCAAAGAACTGAAAGAAATGCAGCGGCGGATTCTTGTTATGCTGGAAATGCTGGGCGAATCTGCTTGATCAAACGCTTTACTGTTATAAACCGGAACGATTGGTTCCGGTGAAAATGGCAAAATCGGAACTACTGGTTCCTAACGAGAACTTCAGTTTTCAAGTACACTATGGTCACAGCAAGGGCAGCCCCCCAACAGGGGACGACAAACCCGAAACTGTACCGTGTACCTTGAAAATTGAAGAAGCAGCTTTTCGGTACTTCCAGACAATGATACTTCCGTAATTCGCGGCCCGGTCAGAAAGCAGACGGGGTGGCTGAGATGCCAATGGAGCGGTGCAAATCCGCCGCCGAAAAGTTCCCACCTCCGGGGTGTCGAGGACAAATAGGAGAAAAACAGTATTTTTCAAACCACCAGTTGAGGATTTCTCAGCTGGTGGTTTTACATTTCCCATCAAAATACCGATATGGAGGAAATCTATATGAGTCGATTTTATAACAACTGCGTAGACGAAGCCAGCTTGACTACCCTCTGCCCGATTTGTCTGGATTCCTTTCAGGGGGCAAAGGGCGTTCGCGTCCGGCGCGCAGACCCTAAGCAGAAGATCAAGGATGTCTGCACCTACTGCCAGATTCGCTATGGTTTCGATTATTATGTGCAGCCCGACAAGAACGCTGGGCAGTATGTGAAGCGAGGCCATTTCGATGATGAATCTGAATGCGCTTAAAATCGACCCGGAGTTTCAGGGCAAGATCCCGCCCCTGAATTTTGAAGAAGAACAACAGCTTGAGCAGAACATTCTCCACGAAGGACGGCTGCTGAATCCCATTATCATCTGGAATGGCTTTATTCTGGACGGACATACCCGCTACCGTATCCTGCGGAAGCATCCGTTCATCGTCTACCAGATACAGGAGATTAAACTGGCTAACCGCTACGCAGCTCTCTCATGGATCTGCCAGAACCAGCTTGGACGCAGAAATCTCGACCCGGAACGGAAGAAGTTTCTGATGGGCAAGCTGTATGAATCCGAAAAGCTGGCACGGGGCGGCTCCAAAGAGCGGGCACACGATGAGAACGGACGGTTCACCTCAATGGTTCAAAATGATCCATTGAGGGCAAAGCAGCTCTCCACCTGTGAGCGCATTGCCGCACAAAACGGCGTTGGGGCGGCTACCGTAAAGAGAGCAGAGAAGTATGCCAAAGGCGTAGACGCTGCGGAAGATGCAGTCCCCGGTGCAAGAGAAGAAATCCTGACCGGGCGCATCAAGGCAACGGATGCAGAAATCACCGCCTTGGCAAAAACGCCAAAAGCAGAAATCCCTGCGGCTCTCGCAGAATTGCGGAAGCCAAAGCAGGAACGTCAGCCCCGAAAAGCCGAAACATCTTCTTCAAAACAAACGCTTTCTGAAATTAGCAAAAGCATCCAAGGGCATCAACGCCAGCTTACTACCGAAGAAAGAACCTTTCTGAAAGCATCCATTGACAACCGCTATCAGGAACGAGCCGTTGCAAACGGCTCCCTGATGATGTGCGAGGTACAGGGTGCCAAAGAGGATTTTATTCGCCGCTGGAATACGATTTTCAAAGAATACCCGGATGTTTTTGAAGATTCGGATTGCCGCAAGATCATTCATGACTTGACCGAAGATGCCGTACAGTATCTTCTGAAAATAAAGGAGAAAACGCTATGATGCTTTCTAACCTGAACCTTTCCAGCCTGCCGGAGTGCAACTTCGAGGTGCGGTATGTTGACAGCGTTCTGCTGAACCCCTGCGCCGAATATCAGCGGCTGCTCCGCATGGGCAAGGTTGCACGAATCGCAGCAAACTTTTCGGAGTACATCGCCAATGAGCCGAAGGTCAGCTACCGGGATGGCCGCTACTTCGTCTTTGATGGTCAGAACACCATTGAGGCACGGAAAACGTGCAACGGTGGGCGTGACCTCCCGATTCGCTGCAAGGTATTCTACGGCCTTTCTAAAGAGCATGAAGCTCTGCTGTTTGCTGTGCAGACAGGCATTTCCAGCGAACTGACCGCTGGTGAACAGCTTCGTGCCAAACTGGTGGCACACGAAGAAAACGCCTGCGACTTTGCCGCCGTAACGGAAAATACCGGTGTACGCTTTGCGCTGGATGGGATTCGTGCCCCGTGGAAAATCTACTGCATCCGCTCGGCTTACTACATCTACAAGAGCTACGGCACAGCCCTTTACCATGAAATGCTGAGTGTTCTCGTAGATGCGTGGGGCGGCGATTCTGATTCCTTCCTGTCGGGCATCCTGCATGGCATGGCTCGTTTTCTGGCTCTGTATCAGGGCGAATACAGCCGGGAACGGCTGATTCTCCGGCTGCGCACAGTGCATCCCAAGACTATCACCCGGTTGGCACAAAACGACACTGGCAATGTGGCAGACCGCCACATGAAACAGATCCTGTCCATCTACAACGGTGCTGGCCGTACCCACAATTTGCCCTGCAAGCGGTGATGAGCATGATCCCAGTCAACCGAAAATTTTTGCGCGGTGATATTTACTACGCCAATCTGGAGCCGCACCTTGGCTCCGAGCAGGGCGGTATCCGCCCTGTGGTCGTGGTGCAGAACAACACCGCAAACTGCTATTCGCCCAACCTCATTGTTGCGCCTGTCACATCCAATACTGCAAAGAAGCCCGATCACCAAGCCCACGTTCTTGTGGACGGTAATCGGGCTTTTTTGCAGCCCTCTATGATCTTGGCAGAATCTGTCCAGACTATCAGCAAGGGACGGCTGATCCGCCCGATGGGGCGGTTGAGCATCCCGGAACTCATTCGGCTTAATTATGCGCTGCTCTATCAGCTCGATCTGAACGAATGGATATGGAGAAAGGAGGCCTATGAACGCTATCTGCGATACCACCGCTAAATCGGAAACTATTTCCGTCAAAGGCTGCAAGGTCAAGATTACCTATGCGTCTGCGGATACGGACTGTCTGGATGCGATCCAGAAGCTGCTGCAAACCACCATCCTGCGCACGGCAGGGCACACCGCTGCCTGACATCCTTGTGTTCCTTGAATGCGTGAGATAAGATAAAATCGAACTGAACCTTGAAAACAAAATATGGACGAAACACGTTTGATTTTTCCTTTCTCACTCAAAGAAAGAGAGATTGAAATGAAAAAACGTGTCTATACCTTATACCGTGTTTCGACAAAGGGACAGGTTGAGAAAGACGACATCCCCATGCAGAAAGAAGCCTGCCGCAACTTTGCAGAAAGTCAGGGCTGGGAGATCGTCAAGGAGTTTTCCGAGAAAGGCGTTTCCGGCTTTAAGAAGTCTGCCAAAGACCGTGATGAACTCCAGAAAATCCAACAGGCCGCGATGGAGGGCAAGTTTGACATCCTGCTGGTGTTCATGTTTGACCGTCTCGGTCGCCGTGATGATGAAACGCCCTTTATCGTGGAATGGTTCACGAAGCAGGGCATCGAGGTCTGGAGCGTGAACGAGGGACAGCAGCGGTTCGACACCCATGTGGACAAGCTGATGAACTACATCCGCTACTGGCAGGCATCCGGCGAGAGCCTGAAAACCTCCGTCCGTACCCGGACAAGGCTGGAACAGCTCACCGGGGAAGGCCACTATACAGGCGGCACCGTGGCTTTTGGCTACAAGCGTGTCCGCCTTGGTCGGGTGAACAAGAAGAATCAGGAAGTCTGTGACCTTGTGGTTGACGAATCAGAAGCTGAGATCGTCCGGCTGATTTTCCACAAGTACGTTTACGAGGGCTACGGCGCACAGAAGTTGAGCCACTATCTTTATGAACAGGGAGTCGTAGGACGGAACAACAAAAATATCCCCAACACCAGCATCGTTCGGATGATCAAGAATAAAGGATACACGGGGTACCTCATCAACGGTGCAGTGGAAACCGAGTGCCCACAGCTCCGCATCATTGAACCAGAATTGTTCGAGCAGGCACAGGAATTGCGGCAGGCGCGTACCTGTGAGCGTGGCGGCACTTCACTGGGCACCAGTTCCAAAGCCCTTTTGACCGGGCTGGTTTACTGCGGTCACTGCGGCAACCGCTTGAGCCTGACTAGCAGCGGACGGACGCACACCTATGCCGATGGGCATACGGTGAAAGAAGTCCGGCCCCGGTATAGCTGCTTCTACAAGATTCGGCATCCAGGAGACTGCGATGGGCAGTCCGGCTATGGTGTTTCCAAGCTGGATTCCATTGTGGAAGAAGTTGTCCGGCAGATCTTCGCACAGTTCCGGGAGGTTTCCCGGAAGAAGCTGCTGGAATCGGTCAAGACTAACGATGCCGCCCGCATCCAGAAGAAAATCAAGAAAATCCAGAAAGACTTGGAAGCCAAGCAGAAAGAGCTGGACGACCTGAAAGCCGAAACCATTCTGGTCATCCGGGGCGTAAGTGCCTTGGACAAAGAACTGCTGGGTACACTGGTAGCCGAGGCAAGAGAGGCTTTGGAAACTCTGGAAAAGCAGCTTGTTCAGGCGCAGGAAGAATACGAAGAAGCCACCAAAACGGCAAAGCGTAGCAACTACATCTGCAACGAGCTGTTTACATGGGCGGATGTTTACGACACCGCCAACCACGATGAACGCCGCGCTATCTTGCAGCAGTTCATTGCGGAGATTCGTGTCCGAAAAGACTACGAAATCTCGATTACGCTGAACGCCAGCTTCAACCAAGTGGAACAGCTCAAGGCTGTGTCAACTTACGATGGTGCGGAAATTTTTGAAGGAATTTCCGAGAAGGGGGCATAAAAGCGATGCACTTGCCCGCAGAACTCTGCAAAATGCAAAGAAAGAAGCGTGAAACCGATGGATTTTCAAAAAGTACATGGATGACCCCACCCGGTTCGCATCCGACTTCAGGGTTCGGAGCCCGGCACGGTCTGCCAAAGTTTTTTAGGCATAAAAAACGCCGCATCGTACAAAACGATGCGGCAAATTGGTGGAGCATTCTCCACAGCACTCGAACCCAACACCTCTTCACGGGAGATTGTTTTGGAATCGTCCGTGAAGTTGAAATTGAGCACGACCCGGTCATCAAAGACGTAGACCGAGTTGACAAAGGTATCAATGATCTGCCGCTGGTGCTCCATGTCTCTCATGTCACCCTTGCGGAATTTTTCAAACCAGAACCGCATCCATTCGCGGGTCAGAACTGGTTTTTTCAGTTCTTCTTCCAGAATGCTGGTGTTCAGGGCTTCCTTCCGGGCTTCCAGCTCGTCCAGCCGCTGCTTGGTGGTCGGGGTTAGGATACCCTGTTCAATGGCTTCCAGAAGATTTGCCAGCCGCTTCTCTGTATCCCGGAGCTGGTCTTTCAGGACAGGCAGCCGGGTATTCTCCTGCTGCTGGGCTTCCATAATTAAATCTATCAGCTGTTCGATGATTTCATCGCTGAAAATCACCTTGATGGCAGTCTCCACCACGAACCGTTCCAACGGCTCTTTGCGGATGGCTTTCAGATCGCAGTGCGCCTTGCCGTGGCGTTTGGCGTTGCCGCACTTGTAGTAATAGTAGGTGTTTCCCATGTGGCTTGTGCCGCTTTCGCCGCCCATCAGGGTGCCGCACTTGCCGCAGAACAGCTTGGTGGTCAGCAGATAGCTCACATCCCCTTTTGCGGGGCGACCGTGGGCGATCTTGTTCTGCTCGAAACGCTGCTGCACCCGGTTGAACAAGTCCTCGTCCACGATGGCGGGAATGCCGCCCGGTGTCACGATGTCCTTATATCGGTATTCACCGATGTAACGGCGGTTCCGGAAAATTTGGAAGAGGCTGTTCTTCACGAACGGCTTCCCGGTGCGGGTGCGCAGCCCTCGCTCATTCAGGGACGCTGCGATTTTCTCGGCAGGCTCGCCGTTGGCGTACCGGGTGAAGATTTCCTGCACAATGGGAGCCGTCTCCGGGTCGATATGGTACAGCCTGTCCTCCTTGCCAATGGTGAAGCCCAGCGGAACGATACCGCCGTTGTACTTGCACTGGAGGGCGTTTTCGCGCTCACCGCGCGCCACTTTCAGGGCAAGTTCGGCGGAATAATATTCTGCCATGCCGATCAGCATACTCTCCACCATAATGCCTTCAGGCCCCTGCGAGATGGGTTCCATGGCAGACACCAGATGGACACCGTTCTTCTCCAGCTGGTACTTGTAGTTCACGGCATCGTAGCGGTTCCGGGCAAAGCGGTCGAGCTTCCAGACCAGAACCACATCGAAAATTTTCTTTGCGCTGTCCTTAATCATCCTCTGAAAGTCCGGGCGGTCATCCGTCTTGGCAGAGTAGGCACGGTCGATGTAGGTGCCGACCACGGTGATACCGTTCTTCTCGGCGTAGTCCTTGCAGTCGCGCAGCTGCCCTTCAATGGACGCTTCGCGCTGGCTGTCGGAAGAATAGCGGGCGTAGATTACGGCGGTCATGGTTGCACCTCCTTGGTAGCACGTTCGGGTTGCCTTTATAGTATCGAGTCAAGCGCAGCTTGTCAACAATCTGCGAGCAGATTGAAATGTGAAAATTACGAAACGCAGCGAAAAGAGCAAGAATCGTCCCGTGGCCACAAATTTTCAATTCTTGAAAATTCTCGCCACTTCGGGACTGCTTCTTGTTGGGGCGTGCGGAGCCCCAAACCCTGCTGGAAACGAGTACGGCAAACTGGAAGTTATAGTGCTATCTTTTTCCATTTTCTAATCTTAGTTCTAAATGTTCCGAACGGAGCAACCGTGTTAACATGTATAAACTTGTATACTTCCCAGACTGCTGTTTTGGTTGATTCATCGGCCCACTTTCTCATATGTGGCTCGAATAACTCTTCGTCGCTTAATGAGTCAATCATTTCATAAATCGAATTAATATTCTCTCTCAGCATATCTTTCAACTCCTGCAACGACAGATAAGCATATGTATCTGTAAACCATTGATATAATTCGCCAAGCTGATTCCACTTGAAATCATCCGAAGGAGTCTTGACATGAAGACCATTTCTTTCGTCTGATT